CGATAACCTATTATTGCTCGGCAGATGATGTTAGGCGACAGATGGGTATTACGAGTAGTGATATTTCAGATGCAGATACAGTTGAGTTTATTAAGATGGCTCAGTCTGAAGTTGATGCTCTTACCCATACGACCTTTCTGAAACTTCAAGATAGTGGAACTGCTACAAGTGGAGATACCACTTCAGTAATAGATAGTGGAGCAGGTTGGGTAGCAGATGAGTGGAATGCTGAAGCTGATTTAACTGGTGGTTATATGGTTTGGATTATCTCTGGAACTAACTCTGGAGAGGCGAGAACTATAACTGATGGTACTACTACCGATTTAACAGTTAGTCCAGCATTTAGTTCTGCAATAGATGCTACTTCTGCATATAGAATAGTTAAGAATACTTATACAGATGAAACATTTACTGGCGATGATACCAGAATTTATTATACTAAAAATTATCCTTTAATAACTGCTCCTTATTCTGTAACGATAGATAGTAATTCAGTAACGATTGGTGGAACGAGTTTATATTCTACTTCTCAATGGGGTAAGTTAGAATTAGGAAGTTCTGCAGAAGAAACTTATTGGAAAAATTCTTATCCACAATTATGTAATGTTAAATATTATTATGGAGCTTATCTTTCTCCAGCAGTTGATTATACAGAACAAGTTAGAGATTTATGTGCTTGTTTAGCTGGAATAATGGCTGCAGTTAATATGATTGGTGGAACATATACTTTCGCAACAGGATATACAGTTCCAGATATGAGTATTCAAAAAGGAGTTCCTTATCCACATTTTGATAGGGCATTAAGTGCTATGACTCAAAAGAGGGATTGGTTGATGGCTCAGATTACTAATAAGTTAGCCAGACCAATGTTTGCATAATGGCAGAAAAGAAAAGGTTATTTGGAAAAGAATTAAATGAAGCTCTTTTAAGAAATGTTAAAGAGTGGAGAATTAGAATGGGGTATCTTGAAGAATGACTGGAGCAGGAGATATAGGAATAACAAGTGTTGATTTTACTAATGCACCTTTAGTAGATTTAGGAACTTCAGTTACTTGGGAAGCAGTAACCAAAACAACTGATAATATTACAGGAGATGAAACTTTATCTTATGCAGGTGGAGTGGCTAAGACTGTAGTATTTGTTAAAAGAACTCAAAGGTATGCTCAAGGACAGGAAGGATTAGTAGATTTAGGAGATGCTTATTGTATGAGTGAGAATAGTGATGGTTTTAAATTAAATGATAGGATTACATTTAATAGTGAGAAATTCTTAATTGGAGATGTTATAACTCGTAGAGCAAATGGCGAGGTTATGTTTGATTTTGCTAATTGTTTTAAAGTGGAGGATTAAATGCCTCTAACCTATTCACAAGCCATTACAAGGGCTAAAGAAATTATAGCCATAGATTTACAAAACGAATTAAAACTTTCTGCTAATAGGGCTATACAAGGACATAAAGTACAAGAGCATAGTACCACTGGACATCTGCTTAGGAATATTAGAGTTGAAGCAACTTCTGATGGAATAGAATTTAGTTTTCCTTATTATGCTCAATATTTAGAATGGGGTACTGGATTATATGGACCAAAGAAACAAGTTATAAGACCTAAGACTGCTAAAGTTTTAAGTTGGGAGGGTGCTGATGGTAAAAGACATTTTGCGTCTTATGTAAAAGGTATGACACCTGCTCCTTTTATCCGACCAGTAATGCACCAGAAGTTTATGAAAATAGTTGCTGATGCTTTAAATGAAGCATTTGCTGATGTAGAATTTAACTAAGTAATTTATAAACTTTAAAATAAATAAGAGGTTAATACCAAGTGGTGGAAAGCTAAGATGGCTGTAACGAATTTAATTAACCTAAATCAAATAAAACAGGAATTGGTAGTGTTTCTTAGAAACTCCGATATTATAAGCATAAGTGATAGAGGAGTAACGACTTCTACTAATGAGAGTATTGGAACTGGAGATAATGTTGAAGTTGATTTTGCTTTAGCAGAATCTAATGCAAAGAATGTTAGAAATGTTAAATTAGATGGTTCAGCTCAGACTTTTGGTACAGATTACACAGTTGATTATTCTACTTACACTGTAACATTTACAACTGCTCCTGGAAGTGCAGTGGCAGTTACAGCAACTTATGATTATGGAAGTGGGGATAGTATTTATCCAGACTTTCCGAGAACAGATTTAGGTATTACTTCTTATCCGAGAATGGCAGTAGCAGTAACGAGTGTAGCAACAAGTGAGATGGGAATTGGTGGAGCAGCAAACATTAATGATATTCTTTTAAGTGTTTATGTTTATGCTAATGGTATGGCTGCAGTTGATGATTACATTAAAGATGCAAGGAGTGCTTTCTTACAAGCTAAAAAAGATTTTTATTATTTGAAGTTCGTAACCCCTGTAACTCAATCTCCTCTTATTAATGAACCAGCCAGAGGAGATAAAATTTATACAAGGAGTTTGGATATAAGGGCAATGTTTAATGTGGAGGATATTAGTTAAGATGGTAAAATTAAAATTCAATGGAAAGAGTGAAACCTTTTTTCATTTTGATGGAAAGAAATACAAGACAGAGAAATTTGTAGTGGATAATGTTCCAGATGAAGCAGCAGACTATATTTTATCTAATCCGAGATGGAGTAAGATAAGTTATGCTAAAAAAAAGAAAACTAAGGAGGATTAAAAATGGTAAACATATATAAGGGATATAATACAGGCATAATGTATAAAAGTGAATCTACTTATGGTACTGCTGTTACAGTTGATACTGCAGTTGAAGGGAAAGTTACTGCTTTTGGTGCAAACTGGGCTAACAATTTCTTTAGAGAGCAAGGATTAGGAGAGGGCAGAAATGCTACTTTTACTGGTTTCGGACCTTTTGATGCAGGAGGAACAATAGAGTGGATACCTACAGAGATAGACTTTTTACAATATGTAGTAGGAGCAAAGAGTGGAGATGGTAGTTCAGGTACACCTTTTATTTTAACTGAAGCAGATACTTTAACTTCATTTACTATGCAGGCATTTAATGATGCTACTGCTGATATGGTAGATACTTATGAGGGGTGTGTGTTGAATAATTGTACATTAACAATAGCAGAGGGAGATTTATTAAGGGCTTCAGCTGATTGGGTGGCAGAAACAGTAAGAACGAATACAGCAGGAGCTGCTTTCAGTGCAAATACTGCAGCACCTTGGAATTTTGCTCAAGGAATATTAAAGTGGGGAGCATCTCCAACTACTGAAGCATACATAACAAATGCAAATATTACAATTAGTAATAATCTATTTGTTTATAGAGCATTAGGAAGTAGGTTTATCAAAGAACCAGCAACTGGTATGAGAAGATACGACTTTAATATAACAGTAAAAGCTAATAGTGATTTATTAGGTACTATGCAACAAGATTTAATGGGTCAAGCAAATACACCTATTGCTGGTACTGCATCTGCATCTCCAACAGCAAGTTTAGAATTATTATTTTACTTTTCTGGACCAACTAATCAAGTTTTAAATATACAGCTTGATGAAGCTGCTATTGAAACAATAAGTAAACCAGTAGATTTAGGTGGTGGAGTAATAGAGTTATCACTTACTGGAATAGCTCAAGAGGGAAAAAGTAATGTTCCTATTAGTTGGCAGACTGGTGCTTAAAGATGGCAACAGAACAAGGTTATCCGAAAGAAAAGAAACCAGAGGATGAAGAAGAAATAGAGGAAAAAACAAGTCCTTTAGATTTGATAGGACATTTAGGTTGGTACAATGCTTACAGAAAGTTCTGGGCTCGTATCAAAAAAGAAGCTAAGAAAAAATAAACTCTAAGTGGAGGTTAGAATATGGATGTAGAAATAAGTAAAGGTATCATTACCTTAAGGAAGCCATTAGCAGGAGAAAGAAACAAAGCTCTAATGAAAGCAGAAACACCTACAGGGATTAAAGGTACTGTGTTTTTGGTGGAGTTATTACCAAGTGTAATAGTTAAACACCCTTTTGGAGCTCAACCATTAGTAACTGCTTTAGATAATTTAAGTGTAGAGGACTATGATAAATTAATTGAAGCTGTTGGTAAGTTAATACAACTTCCAGTTGGTGATGTAGAAAAAAAGTCAGAGCAGCCATCTACTCAGGAAAAATCCCAAAAGAGTGGTGGCTAAGAGAAAAGTTTAGGAAATTTTACTTTTCAAAAGAACTGAACACAAGTCCAAGTGAATATGATAAGATGGATGCAGAGGAAGTAGATGCATTGTTTTTAATTGGGAGTATGTTTAGTCAGAAAGAAGCAGAGGATATGGAAGTTCAAAAGATGAAAGCTAAAGCGAGGATGCACAGATAATGCCAGAAGATATAATAAAAGGAAAGATAATATTTGATGCTGGTGGTGGTTTAACTGGTGGTGGTAATGTAGCTGGTGGTGGAGAAGCAAGTCAAAGTAGTTCTGTCTTTACTGGTATTTTAGGTAAGTTGGGTGCTATTGCAGGTAGTACTGCTCTTTTAGCAAAAGCAAGTCCTCAATTATCTGCTACTTTTGGTATAATGTTTAAAGCATTAATGTTAATTCTTAGACCAATCGGAGATGTGATTAGTATGTTTTTAAGACCTATGGCTATAGCATTAATCAGATTTTTAATTCCTATTTTAAAGAAGTGGAATCAGTTTAAGAAAACAGCAGTTGGGGAAGTTGCTGGTACTGCTATGGGTGGAGCAATGATTGGTGGTGCTATTGGAGGAAAAATTGGTGGACTTCCTGGAGCAGCTATTGGTGCAGGTATTGGTGCTGCTATTGGAATGTTACCTAAAGCGATTCAAGGAATTAAAAATTTATGGTTGATAGTAACTGAGTGGGGTAAGTTTCTTGGAGAGAAGTTTGGAGAGTGGATTAAAGGAGTTTGGGAGAATATAACCACAGCCTTTAGTGATTTTGGTAGTTGGGTTTCTGAAAATGTTATTACTCCTATAATGGATGGTTGGAATGCTATAGTTAGTTTTGTAATGGATAATGTTATTACACCAATTATTGATGCTTGGATAAAAGTATGGGATTTTATTAATGAAAAAGTAATCACTCCAATAAAAGAGGCTTGGTCTGCAGTATGGACTTTTGTAAGTGAGAAATTCATAGAACCAGTAAAGACTGCATTTTTAGGGATATATACTTATATAAATGAAAAGATTATTGAACCAATTAAAACTGCTTGGGAAAGTATTGTTACTTGGTTTGATGGAAATATTATTCAACCAATAAAAGATTTCTTTAGTACATTGGTTACTGGAATAAAGGAGGCTTTAGGCAATCTACCTTTAGTGGGTAAATATTTTAAACAAACTGGAGGTTATATAGGAGAAACAGGGATGTATCAATTACATCAAGGGGAAACAGTTATCCCTGCACATATGCAAGGTATGACAAATAACTTTACACCTAATATAACAATCAATGCTAATGTTGCAAACAATATGGATTTACAATCATTAGCAGATGAATTAAGTAGTATTATGATGGATAATTTACAAAGGAGGAATAGTTATACATTTACTTAAAATGGCAGCACCAACATTAAATGGAATAGGATTAGGAAAACTTCAAGGGATTAGTAATGAATTAAATGGAAATATTATTCCACTACCAATGCCAGGAGATGATAGTAGTGGTACTGAAACTTTTGATATGTTAGGAGTAACCAGAACTATCTCTTTATCTGGAGTATTTGTAGGAACTACTGCACAGATTATAACAGCAGTTAATAATTTAGAAGCATTAATAAATGGCGACCAAAGTGCGAGTGTACCTTTAGTAGTTGATGAATTTGGAGAAACTTACCAAGTTAAGGTAGCAAGTATGAGTACTAATTGGGAAGTGAGTGGGGTTAGTTTAAGATGTCAATATAGAATAATGTTAATTCAAGGGGGATAAATGAAAAACATATTTACAGGAAAAGATACTAAAGAAGAAAAGAAAGAGCTTAAAAAACTCTGGGAGAAACTTAAAGAACTATGGCAGCAGTAATTATGCTCACAGAGGTAAAACTTGGTGGAGTAGATGTTACTTCTAAACTTCTTAAATGGAAAACTAAAAAGACTTATGGCTATGAAATAATGAGTTGTGAGTTAGAATTAGCTAAATCTGTTGATACTTTAAAAACACCAGATGTTGCTCAAACTATAACTATTAAAAGAGGAACAAGTAGTGCTACAGACCAATTCATATTTAGTGGAGAAGTTGTTTCTATGGAAGAAACTGGTTATAGTTATAAAATAAAAGGGAACGATAATCTTTATGATGCTATTAAAAAAGAAATTACATATTCTTATGATAAGGATGTAGATGCAAGTGGTGGACAGATTAGTGCGATATTTAAAGATTTAGTTAATACACATACTGATTTAACTGCAGATGATACTTCAGTTCAAGCCACAGGAACTTTAGATAGTGAAATATTAATTAAATTTGTATGTAGGCACGAAGATGTATTTGCTAAAATGAAACAATTAGCAGATATTGTTAGTTATCAATTTTATTATAATCCCACAACTGATTTAGTTTATTTTGAACCACAAGGATTTACTACTGCAAGTGCAACTTTAACAGTAGGAACTAATGTTACTAATTTACCTAAATGGAAAAAAGATAATTCTGCCTTATGTAATAGGGTTATTATTTTAGGAGCAACACAGGATATTGAAACAACTACAAGTGGAAAATTAGATACTACAACTGGATGGACAAGTGGAGATGGAGGGGTTGGAACTCTTAGTTTTAAACCTACTTCAGTAAAAGTTTATGCAGATGCTTCAGACCCTCCAACTACATTAAGGGTAGGTGGAGTTCCAGGAGCAACAAGTGCTTATGATTACTCAGTAGATTTTGAGAATAGTAAATTACAATGGGAAACTGATAATGGATATGCTTGGGCTGCAGACCAATATGTACAAGTTGATTATACTCACGCAATTCCAGTACCGATTAGTGCTTATGACCCTTCAAGTATAACTGCTTATGGAGAATTTAAAAGAACTTTTAGTCCAAAGTTAATTCAGACTGTAGAAGATGCAGAGTTAGAAGCTGATAAGGTTTTAGCTAAATATGCTCAACCTTTTAATTATACTACTCTTTCAGTAGAAGGGGTTTATGATTTAGATGTTGGACAAACAGCTTCTGTTATAGATTCCAATAATAGTGTGAATACCACTTATGTTATTAATACTATTGAAAAGCAATATCCTCACGCAGCAGATAAAGTAACTGTAGGAGATAGAGAATTAAAAACTGCAGATTTTGAAGCTAATGTAGTGGTTAAGATTCAGGAATTAGAACAACTACTTGCAGGAGAAAGTGATTTCCTTGTTAGTTTAGTTGATTTAACCCATAGTGTAGAATTTGCTAAATGTTCAATTAAAATATATTCAAAGAGCATAGCTGGAATAACAGGAATTTATGGACACGCAACTCAAGGAATTTATGGACTTGCTTATTATGGAAGAAGTGGTATGATTTGGGGTCATCCTGTTTTTGGAATCTGGGGAGAGGTTAATTGGGGGGATGTAACAAGTGCTTTTATTTTAGGACACGCAACTGGTGGTGTTTTAGGTAGTGATGAATTAGGAGCAGGAAATCAAACCGAGTGGGTAATAAGGGAGGATATAACTTATTCAGCTTGTTCATAAACTAAGTAATTTATAAAGATTAAAAATGATACAACAATATAACCAAGAGGTATTAGGCTAAGATGGCTACAGGCGGAGTAATAACCAAAACAGGAAAGAATGTAATGTTAAATAGAACTTACAAGAGTTCTCCTGATTACACAATTCCTTCTAAATTTAGAGTAGGTATCGGAACTACAACTCCAGTTGTTGGAGATACAGCGTTAGATATTCATATTCCAATAGGAGATGGTACTGTTAATGATGATGGTTCAAATACTTTAACTTCAAGTGATGGTGGAGAAAATTCAACTTCTAATACTACAACTTATAAAGAGGGAGCTGGAGTTACAGATGGTACAGCTCAAAATCTTAAAACAGATAATTCAAGTGCTACAAAGAGATGGTATATTGCAGATTTAGCTTCTGCAGGAAATAAAATAACAGGAACTAAACCAGTTTCTTTATGGCTTTATATTAAAGATGCTGCAGCATTAGCTATGTTTAAAAGTTCTGGAACAGCTTTAGAGATTAGATTAGGAAGTACTTTAGCAACTAATTTTTTTAAGATAACAAGGACTGCTGCACAATTAGCAGTTGGGTGGAATTGGATTACTACTGGAACTACTAATGTAGAGGATTTAACTGAAACAGGAACAGTAGCTGGAGATATAGATACTTTTGAAATAGTTATCACAACTAATAATGTTACTGATGATTGGGATGATACTGATGTGATTTATGATTTATTAAGACAATGGGCAGTTGCAGACTTAAGTGATACTTTCGTTACTGGTTATCCTGTATTTGATGAAAC